GGGGGGGCCCCTGGTGGCTTGCATGTGCTAAGTTTTTTTCAGACGGAGATCACTCATACTAATCAGTGAGTCAAAGCTCGGCAAGACGACTTGGGCCCGTTCGCTAGGCAACCACATTTTCTTCAGTGGTTTATACTCGGGCGCGGAAGCTATGAAGTATGATGACGTCGAGTATGCCGTTTTCGACGATATGCAGGGGGGTATGTCTTTTTTTCATGGCTACAAACAATGGTTGGGATGTCAATGGTCATTCATGGTCAAACAGCTGTACAAGGATCCAAAGCTTATTCAGTGGGGGAAGCCTTGCATTTGGTGCTGTAACTGGGAGGAGGACCCACGTGGGGCCCAGGGGGTAGACACGGCATGGCTGAACGCTAACTGTATATTCGTGGAACTACATACACAAATCGCCGGAACTACTTCTCATGCCAGTACAGGGTAGCTGTGCTGGTAACAGCCAGAAGATCCGAAGATGTACTTCCAAACGCAGGCTGAAACATGTCCAAGATGTACATATTACCTTTACCTCGGTTATCGCTCACACTCCTGTAAGAGTCGGCCTCAGCGGCGCCGGACTCATCATCGTCGTAAACCAAATTGCCATTGTAAGGGTGCCAAAACTTAAACTCGCGAACCGTGCCGCTCTGATTACCCGAACGAATAATCACGCGTTTGTCTGACACAAGATCGACACGAGTAGTGTCGATGGGGGCGGTGTGGGGATCAACCCAGTCCGTGCCGACCTGGCCCTTAAACACGAGGCCTTGAATGTTCGTAATAGTCTGATTGGATGCATTAACGGTAAGGTTCATGTACAACCGCTGCATGCCGTTGGATGTCTCGGTGTAACTGGGGCCAGTAGTGTTGGTTGGGGTGTCGGTAGCCGAGTATTGGTCAAGATTGCCAAACCTAGACCGGAAGACCGTGCGCCGCCAAAACCAAGTAAGGGGAGTGGATGTCTGCAGACGGATTGACTCGGAGAAGCCACGCATGTAGCAAGTACTTGACGTGCGGGCGGCCTGCTGCGCAACTGTGTTGGTAGATCCATTGGCAGATAGATCCATGGCAGTGCAGTTGAAGACGGACACTTGGTTGCCATTAGAGCCGTTAACGACATATGGCCCAGGACCTGGAGTAACTGGCCCACCAGTCTGTTGACTAGTGTTGACCACTTGGAGCATAGTGTTCCTCTTTTTTGTTGAGGTCACGTTGAGAACTCTCCTTTTGCTCATCCCACCAAACTTTCTTCGCCGATACGAAGGACGTGTAGGTCTGCGGTATTTTCTGGTTGGTGCCCGCTTCTTTGACCGGCTGAACCGGGTCGAGCGTCGCTTGGCGTAACGAGGCATTTTCGCGGTGGAGATGAGGGATTTTTGGCGGCATTAAATCGCGCAAGGCGGGGTGTAGGTAGGGGTATTTATAGTGACAGGTGTCCCTGTCCCTTTTGCTATAATATTAGTTTGCAAAAGGGCCTCCGGGACACTCATGCCGTCACGTGCTTTCCACATTAAGGGCTGCAGATATGCCCTCGTCACCTACGCCCAATCCGACGGCCTCGATCCTTGGGATGTTGTCGACATGTTCTCAGCGCATCGAGCTGAGTGCATCATTGGACGAGAGCTGCACGCTGATGGAGGAATTCACCACCATGCTTTCGTCGATTTCGGCCGACAATTCAGCAGTAGAAAGACTGATGTTTTCGATGTGGGAGGCTACCACCCTAACATCCAACGCTCTCTTGGCACTCCAGAGAAGGGTTACGACTACGCAGTCAAGGATGGAAATGTGGTTGCAGGAGGACTCGAACGGCCGCTATCTGGACAGAGCGGAAGTGGCGCTGGGTCGTCTCATATTATCTGGTCTACAATTACGATGGCTGAGGATGCAGAAGAGTTTTGGAGACTTTGTCACGAGCTGGCTCCAGAACATGTCTGTCGAAGTTTCAACAGCCTCCGAAAATATGCCGAATGGAAGTTCCGTCCTGTGGATGAACCCTACGCTACCCCCGATGGAGTATGGATTGACGCGTCAGCGGTTGAGGGAATCAACGAGTGGCTCGCTCAGGCTAGTCTGGGATCTGGATCATTGGGGATGAGGTGAGCCTACGGCATCTGATCTTTTGCTTTCCGCATTTGGGCGGGGCGGTGCCTCGCGCACCCCCACACCCCTCCCTCGGGGGCTCGGGGGGGCCCCTGGTGGCTTGCATGTGCTAAGTTTTTTTCAGACGGAGATCACTCATACTAATCAGTGAGTCAAAGCTCGGCAAGACGACTTGGGCCCGTTCGCTAGGCAACCACATTTTC